AGGCTCCGTCTAAACACACCGATAAAAACAAATCAAATAGATCTGCAAAGGTGCCTTTAGGCGGTATATGCCGATTCCCATAGGCGTATCACTACATCCGCGGATGTAGAAACCTACCTTTCGAAATAGAGCGTAAAGAAAATAAAGCGATGATGTGGCTCGAAAGGATTCTGCTCGTATACCAAGGGGCCATTGCTGGTGCCTGGGTACGAGGAAGGAGTTCTTGGAATTACCAGAAGAAATATAAGTACACCTCTGCGGTGACCGGATGGATTCTCAAGAATTGGAAAAGGGAGGGGCAAGACGCTACGCTGAAAAAGTTCAAACTTGGTCTTGCCTTACACCAACCCCCTAAACCGGGGAAGAAGCCTGTTGCTAGGGCTTCTCCCATGATGCGCAAATTGGTCCCGAAGGCCGTCCTATATAACAGGGACGCCTTCATCCAATTTGCACTGATAGATCGCGCACTCCCGACTGCTGTCGGGCACCGTACTATGCAAAGCGCTCTATCAGAACATCAGCGCGTTTATACAACCAAGCATCATCCGCCGCAAGGATAGCTAGAGAATTGGAAAGTATTCTTATCAGGCCCGAGGGGGCCTAAGGTACCACTCAATTGGACCGGGGTAGGTCCAAAACTCAAATTCTCTGGCGCCTAGGGCGTCAAGAGGTCAGCTCACGGGCTTGACCTCTTCTCCAGACTCATTACGGAGGCTGTCACAGTTAGACTATCCCCAAAGGAAAGACGAGAACAAAGAGCGAATAAGAAGCTCTTCAGCATAGCTGCAAGAGTTCCTTTATACGGGAGTAACTGCTGGACCTCATTAATCAAATTAGTAGATCATGAATCTGAAGTAGTGCCGATAGCGGAGAATGGTTGTAAAGTAAGGGTGGTCACTAAGTCCACCGTCCAGACCGTGCACGCGGGGCACGCCTGGAGAGATCGTTTATGGCAGTACTAGCGCACCCACAAGTGGACGCGAGGGCCGCTTACAAAGCTGGACCCTCCGACTATTGAG